ATGTTTTTCTACTCTACTTACAGGATATTTTAATGCTCTGTATAATTTTTTATGAAAGAAATAAATATCATCTAATTCCCTGAAAGCACCTGATTGGCCTCCTATACTTGTTATATCACTTCCTCTGTTTTCCCCTTGTGGTATAAAATAATTATCTAAAATTGAAAGAACATCTGTTGTATTTACTAATGTGCCTGTATTTGGGTCAAAAGATTCTCTTCTACTCATTTTTTCTTTTACTCTCTCAACAAATTTCATTCCTTTATCTCTTGGCATATTACCAACATCAATTTTGAATACTAATCTTTCTGGTGCTCTTACTATTCTGTAAATTACTAAAGAAGTTTCTAATAATTTTAATATATTATAAGGAATTTTTGCTTTTTCTAAAAATCCAATTATATTATTTTTAGTAAAACCAAATTGATATGGAATAAAAGAAATTTGTTTTGGTTCAAAACAAACCATATCCTTTTCTCTTTCAGCCTCTTCTTTTGTTTCAGGTCTTTTCGTATTTGGTCTTAAATATTGAATAAAAAAATCAATTCTACCAGTTTTTACATTCCAAAAATAGTCCATAGTTTCAGATGGTAGTTTTTTTATGTTTATTATTCCTTCTTTTTTATTAGCTTGATTAATAATATTTTCTAAATAAATTCTACCATCTACATAATAAGTATACATTCAATCTCATAAATTTTGTTCAATTTTTAATCTATTATAAAATAAAGAATAAAATTCTTCATTTAAAGCATCCATTATATTTTCTTTAGTGGAAATGGTGTCATCAAATACCTCAAAATTAATAAGATACCCTTCTGTGTCTTCTTGTGTTGATTCATTAATAGCATCTTCTATAACATCTGCTATTTCTGGGGCTGATACCATCCTTCTATAACTTAGTATTCTTTCTATTTCATTTCTAAAATCTTTATTTAAATATCTTTTATGAAATAAATTAAAGCTTCCTAAACTACGAACACCATAACCTAATTCACTAATATCTTCAAATCCTTCGCCTTGTTTATTCTTTATATCAGACGCAGTAAGATTATCATCTTTAGTTTTAAATGCTTTTATTGCTTCGTTTAACCTATTATAAAATCCCATTTATTTTCTCCTTTTATCAAATAGAAGTTCTTCCTGTCACCATAGTATGGTATCCATCTGCATATGCATATCCTACATGAACGGCNCTAGAATTTAAAATATTATTTCTATGTCCTGTACTTGCCATTCAAGCATTTATTGATTGAGTCGCACTTCTTGTGCCCGCAACAATATTTTCACCTGCTGGTCAATAAGGATATCCAGAAGCACGAATTCTTTCACTAAATGTGCTGCCATCTGTTCCTGTATGACTAAAATGATTATTTTTTGCCATATCAACAGAATGTCTTAAAGCGGCTTCAGCTAAATGTGAATTTCATTGTAATTCTGGTACATTATTATTTCTTCTATGTTTATTTATTTCTGTCATAAATTCATGTTGAGAAAATCCTCAATTATTTATACCTTCAAATTCTCTTGTTTCTTCAATATGACATAAATAAAAATATAAAGGGTCATCTCCTAAAGACATATCTCAACATAAATGTACTGTTAAATTTAATGGTTCATTATGATATAATATGTTAGGCAATATAATTACATTCTCGTCTGTTAAATATCCTGTATCAGCTCAAAAACAATTGTGACTTAATAAAAGTAACATAATTGTTAAAAATAGTATTTTCTTCATTATTTCCTCCTGTTTATAAATTACAATACATCCATTGTTTTATATTTATATCTTTTTTTATATAATATACAAATGGTGGATTATTATAATCATTTTCACTTAATTTTTCTATTTTATCTTTTTTTAATAAATGTTTAATATCATTTATTATTTGTTCATGTTCTTCACTTTTATTTAAACCAAATCCTATAATTCCTTTATATTCTCCTGTCATTTCATCAAAGACAGGAGTTTTAGTAACTTCTAAAATAACAAGATTACTATCAACCATTCCAACTTCAATATAGTTACATACCTTTTTTAAATCTTTACTGTGTTTATCAGTAGTTATACATAAATCATCAAATTGATGTTCTTTTCCTGTTTTTTCTTTAAATATTTTAATCAGTTCTTTATCTGTATACCCCTCAACAGATAATACTTGTTTAAAGAAATCATGCTGAAATTTAGCGTCTGCAAATATATATTTTCCTTCATTATTTTTATATCATAAATAACCACCAGAGCAGTCTATAATTGCACTAAGTAAACTGTTCCTTTTTTCTACAATTTCATAAAAATCTTTTAATTTCTCTTTAGCTATGTATATGTCTGTAATATCAACTGCAGAAGATACAACATATTTTACTTTATCCTCACATTTAATAGGTTTTTTTGTTATCGCTAAAAGTCTTCTTTCATTGTTTCCATCAGTAACCCATTCTTCTGTTCTAACGGTTTTTCCCATTTCAAAAACTTCCTTATTACTTTCTATACAATATTTTGCCTCGTCAACTGGCATTAAATCCCATAAATTTTTGCCTTCAATTACTGATTTATCAGGTAAATTATAAAATTTTACTACTGCGTCATTTACTGGTCCTTGTATATCTGGTTCTGGTACATATCAAATTAATGCATCTACATTATTTAATAATGTATCATGTTTTTGCATTAATAACTTTATTCTTTCTTCATTTAACTTTTGTTCATGTATATCTCTCATAACACATTGACATTCTGTAACATTTCCATTAACATTTTTAATTCCTTTACCATGTAAATGATACCATCTATATCCTTCGTTTGTTTGAAGTAATGCTTTTATTGAAGAAGTATAAGGAGGTTCAAAATATTTATTATGGCTTTTTATCACTTTATCTAAATGGTCTGGATATACAGTTTCATAAATACAAATTCCTTTACATAAATTTTCATTATAAAAAGTTTTTTTATATGTATCATTACAATAAGTTAAAATGCCGTCTTTATTTGTTCTTACAATACAATCATATTGAGTATCAAGTATTCCTTCCAGTAAAGCAGTTTTCTTATATAACTGTCTTTCTTTTTCTTCCAATTTAACAGTCAATTCTTCTATTTTTTTAATTTCATCTTCTTCAAAAGGTGATGGAATTTTTGGAAAATGACATACCATATCTTTTTTATCTTTACAAATAATTTTATTAGTTATATATTCTGATAATCTATCTACAAGACCTGCCATAGTATTTTAATTCCTTTTCTGTTAATAAATTTGACAACTGTTCTAATATTAAAATCTCTCCATTTAATGGTGGATGATTTAATTTTTCGGGATAAGGAACCTTTTTTATTTTCACTAATTCATTTTTTACTAAAAAATTAGTAATATTTTCTGCAAAATCATCCACTTTATTAGATACTAACTTTATCATTTTTACCTCTCTTCATTATATCTTTGATATCTTTCAAATAAGTCCCTTTCATATTGGTCTATATGGAACTCCCTTTCTAATTGGGTAGTTTTTCGTTCCATGTAATTTGTTGTTACATGGTATACAGTTATACCGCTAATAACACTAAAAATACAGGTAATAATAGCACCACCAATAACCCCTCAAATTGTAGCTGATGTTTTTAGTTTTGTTATTTCTCTTGTATATTCTAAACTACAAATATGATTATTTTCTTTAATTTGTTCAACTTGTTCATTAAGTTTTTTTATACTGATTAAAATTCAATGTCTTCATTCTTCTCAGGTTTTATTTAAATCCTTATCATTAAATTCGTTCATATCCCTCTCTCTTATATTTATCTTCTTCAACCAGTAAAAAAGCCTTTTATAGACGCTGCTACTCTTCTTTTAATTGCACTGCTAAAATCTTTACTTCAAGATTTGATTATTATATCTTCATACATTTCAGTCGGCACTTCTCGTAAATCTCTTATATAATAATTAGGTTTTAACATATATCGTCTTATACCATGTTGAATATAAGGAAATTGCCTTTTAATTTTTTCTCAAGAAAATTCAGGTCTTGCATTTGTATATGTCATTTCTCTTTTTCAAATTTCAATAAATCTTTTTCTATCTGCTCTAGGAATATAAGAAATATTAATTCCCTGTATCAATCTTCATTGATGTCCTGTATTTGGGTGTATTCCTCTAATGGTAGAAATTAGAAATACAATAGGTGAAGGGTCATTAGCATAGGCAGCGTATTTAAATGAGTATGCGTGTCCTGTTACTAATTTTACTCTATTATGAGTATATTCTTTATATATTTTTAAGCTCATATTTTTATCATAGAGAAGAAATATTAGTTAAATCTATTGTAGCTCAACAATCTATTAAGAAATCTTCTAAATATTTATACGATAAATATCCATAACCATTATTTCCTCATCCTTTTCCTCAACTATTTTTAAATTTTACTCGTTGTTTTAAATCATCAAATCCTACTATAGATATAGCATGGCCACCATAAAAATAATTTTGAATTTGAGGATATTTTATATATCCTTCTGCATCAGGATAAAAAAATTCTAAAAAGGTTAATACTCCACCAATAACAGGACCAACAGTTAATAAAGCTTCTTTTAATTCATGTAAGTTATTAATTCTATAATATTTTTTATTTCTGTTTCATCTACTTACTGAATATGCTCAAAAAGCAGGTTTTCCAATTTCATTTTCATTATATGGCCATCCATGCTCAGGGGGAACTCCACGCTTGTTTACAATTTTTAATCCATATCTTATACTTGTTCCGTCTATAGACGGCCCTCAAGGGTCTATATATTTAGTTTTTCAATAAGTTCATTGTTCAGATAAATTATAATGTGGTTTATTTCTTCTATATCTTGAACCATTTTTAATATTATTTAAATATTCAATTTGTTGTTGATATTCTAGTACTGCATTTATAGCAAATCCTACACAAGAACCAAGATTTCCTTGATTTTTTACAGGCGACATTTGTGATGTATAATCTATTTGTGATGTTGTTACAGGAACATCTATTATATTTTTTAATAAAAAGTCTCTATCGTCTACAGGATCTAAAAAACATCCTAATTTTATTTCTTTAGGTTCTTCTTTTACTTTTTCAAGAAGTAATATTTTTTCTTTTTTATTTTTTATTTTTTTTATTTCATTGATTTCTATTTTCATAAACATTCCTTTAAAAATGATTTTTAATTTACAATCCTATCTTATTTATATAAAATGAATATATAAAAATATTCAAGGAGAAATTTTATGTTTAAATATATGACAGGTATAAAACCTACAGGAGAATTTCATTTAGGAAATTATATCAGCACGATTTTGCCAACGCTTGATAGAAAACAAGAAACCCTATATCTTATTGCAGATTTACACGCTCTTGCATCAGATACCTATAAAGATATTTATAAAAATGTAGACCATCTTATAAGAGTTTTACATTCATTTGAAATATACAATATTTTTATACAATCACAAATTCAACAAATTACTTGGTTGAATTGGATATTACTTAATTTTACTTCTAAAGGAATATTAAACAGGGCTCATGCATATAAAGTATTATCAGAAGAAAATTTAGAAAAAGAAAAAGACCAGGATAAAGGAATTTTTGCTGGTTTATATACTTATCCTGTTCTTATGTCCGCCGACTTGACAATTTTTGACTGTGACTATGTTTTTATTGGCCCTGACCAAGTACAACACATTGAAATGGCAAAAGAAATTATTAATAAATTTAATTATGTATATAAAGAAGATATATTAAAAGTTCCTTCTCCAATTATTTGTGAAAACTCTCTGTTAGGATATGACGGGCGTAAAATGTCCAAAAGTTATAACAATACTATACCATTAATATGTTCAGAAAAGAAATTAAAAAAATATATTTTTAGTATAAAAACAAACAGTAAAAATATAGGAGAACGAAAAGAATGGAATGAATCGCCTATTACTACAGTATATGAATCATTTGCTGATAAAGGACAATGCGCAGAATTAAAATATAATATGTTAAAAGGAATTTCTTGGAAAGAGGTAAAAGATGAAACTTTTAATGTAGTGAATAATAAAATTAAATATGCTAGAGTAAAATATTCTAATAATGAGATTCCAAATATTACATCTTTTAATAGAATAAGAGAAAAAATAGATGAAAAAATACTCAAAATAAAAAAGAAAATAGGATTTTATTAATTTCCGAATAAATCTTTCTCTGTAATTATCTTAAATTCTCATCCTCTTTTTTTACAAAAACGAATGGCTGACTTTCACTTATGAGTATTAGTCAGCCATGTTTTTTGCTCATATAACATTGTTTTATTAGTTTTATTTTTTGTTTTTTTAGGAAGTATAGTTTCTTTATAGGGTTTTATTTCAATTAAATATACCTTTTCTTTATTATCTTTTGTTTTTACTTTTGNTAAAACATCTGGATAATATCTACGGTCTTTATTTGTAACAGGGTCAAAATATGGAACTGCTAAAGGTTCACTTGACCATTTTAGTATATTTTTGTTATGGTCTAATCATTTAAAGAATTTTTGTTCTCATGTACTTCTACAGACATAATATTCTTTATCTGTTTTTTCTTTGTTGACAACATAATACCTGTCAGTATTTTTGCCTTCCTGTTTTTGCATATATGACATAACTAGTTATTTAAATATTTTTCTATTTTATTTTTTATTCCTTCATTTTCCACTATCTCATTTATAAATTGCTCCTGTTCCAGATTCATAAGTTTGGTCGACTTCTGGGCTAAATTCATTATAGTTATAAATTATCCTTTTCATTCTTTCTTTATTTCAGCAAAGAATTTCTTACGATCTGAATCGGATAATTTTGACGGTGAAGAAACACCATATTCTTTTAATTTTTTCTTAAAAAATGCCTGATATTTATCACTTTTTTGACTTTCACCTAAAAACAAATCAATTCTGTCTATAATATTCTTCATTCTATTTTTCTCCTTATATCCTTTAAATATTTGTTAATTTTTTCTTGTATTTGTATTAATATACTTCCTTCTTATCCATCAATTTTAATTTTCCGTTTTCATCAATATATAATCCATAAAATTCCATTCATGATTAATACATACTTCCTTTATGTTTTCTAATTTCTTCTTCAATTTCTTCAAAACTCCATCATTTTGGGCCAACAAATTCTTTTTTTTCTACTAATAAATGTTCAAAAGGAACATTTAATTTTCTTAATATATTTTGAAGATATTTTGTTACTGTTCCTTTAGTTAATCCTTTTACTTGATAAATTTTAAAATCAAATCCTTCATAGTGTGGGCCACCAGACCTTATATCAACAGGGTCATTTTTTTTAACATCTATAGACACTTGAAAATAATAAGATCTAACATTTTTTTCATTTAAATATTTGTTAATTTTTTCTTCTGTTTTCATAAAAATCTCCTTTAAATATTTGTTAATTCTTTCTTCTGTTTTCATAAAAATCTCCTTATTTTTTTCTTCAATCCCTATATATTTGAGTAGATAAAAACAATTATACAAATTGTTTTTATTATGTTATTTCTGTTGTTTTTATATTCCTGACAATCAAATCATATTTTATTGTAATTCTTTTTTTAAATTATTTAAATTGTCTTGAATTATAGAAAGAGATGTTTTAATAGAATTTTTATTATTACGTATAACATCTTTTTCTAAATGTATAGCAAATTTCTTAATTTGATGTGCAAATACTAATAAATTTGTCGGCTCCATGTTTACCCTTTCATTTAAATAATCTATTAATTTCATTTTAATTCCTCTTTGATAATTGATGTCCATGTCTTCAATCATGATATGTTTTACTAGCTAATAATGTTCATAAGAAAGCATATACTAATAATCTTTTA